TCCAGCATACTTTATTAGTGCCGAAACTACATCCATGACTTATTCAAATGCACTATCAGAGCGTAAAGGTCTTTTGGACTTTTCATTACGTCCAATCTTAACTGCCATTGAACAGCGTTTATCTTTTGCTGATTTCGTACCTGCTGGTCAAGTAGTTCGTTTTGATTTAGATGATTTCTTGCGTGGTTCAGCATTAGAGCGTGCGCAAGTTTATGAAATTCTCAACAGAATCGGCGCAATGTCGGTTGAACAAATCCAAGAGGAAGAAGACCTAATCGATAATGGAAATTAATTTCTCATCTAATTTAATCGCTGCCGATGCATCAAAGCGTGAGATTTCAGGTCGCATCGTTGCATGGGGTGAAAAGGGTTACACATCCGCAGGAGAGACAATCTTCGCGCCTAACTCATTAACATTTAATAAGAAAACAAAATTGCTTTTAGAGCATGATCGTACAAGACCAATCGGGTTCCTAAAGAGCCATGAAATTACTGCTACCGATGTGCAAGCCACATTTGGACTTGCTAAAACATTTTCAGCAGACGATGCAATTGAAGAGGCAAGCACAGGACTACGCGATGGTTTTAGCGTTGGAGTTAAAGTAAACGCATGGGATAATCAAGACGGCGTAATGGTAATTACATCAGCTACTGTGCATGAAATCAGTTTAGTTACAGATCCAGCAATAAATTCTGCAAGAGTTGAGCGCGTAGCTGCAAGCGAGAATGCAGTAGAAGAAATTTCTGAACCAGAAGTTCAGGATGAAAACAAAACCCAACCAGAAGGAGAAGACCTAGTGTCCGAAACCATTTCAGAGGCAACAACCGAAGTGGTTGAAGCCGCCAAGTCAGAACCAACAGTTACAGCAAACGCTCCTGTTGCCTACACATCTCCACGCATCGACCTAAACGTAACAGCAGGTCAAGTTGCTAAAGCACAACTCGCAGCATCACGCGGCGATGCAGATGCACGCGATCTTCTAGCTGCTCTTGCTGTTGCAACAGTTGCAGAAAACACAGGTATGGTTCCACCAACATACTTAAAGGATGTTATCGGAATTATCGATAACTCACGTCCGTTTATTTCAAGCATTGAGACTGCTGCATTACCTGCAAGCGGAATGAAAATTTTCACTCCTAAATTAGGTGCGCAAGCAATCGTAGGTGTAACAGCCGAAGGTGCAGAATTTGCATCACAAGACACAGCAGTAACATTCCAAGAGGACACAGTAGTTAAGTTTGCTGGCGCTGGAAAACTCGATCTAGAACTTGTAGACCGTTCAGACCCATCATTCTTAGATCTATATCTTCGTGAACTTGCTGCATCATACGCACAGAAGACAGATGCATACGCTGCGCAAATTGCTGCACAGAATGCAACACAATCTTCATCATCTTCAATCTACAAGGCAATTGCACTCGGTATTGCAGACTCATTCGGCGTAATGCGTATGACTCCAAACCGTCTATTGGTTGCTACAACAGGCGGAGAAGACGGAATCGACTTCTCAGGTCTTCTAGGTGCAGTAGATGGTTCAAACCGTCCACTATTTGCTGCTGCTGCTCCACAAAACGCAGCAGGTCTTATCTCACAAGGTTCAACAGCAGGAACAGTCGCAGGACTTTCATTAGTTGTAGATCCTAACTACACAGGTGACGATGCAAACGCTAAGCATGCACTCGTTTATCCATCAAACGCAATGCGATTCCATGAATCAGGCACCATCCAACTTCGTGCAAACGTTGTTGCAAATGGTCAGTTGGAAATCGGACTTTACGGCTATGCAGCAGTAGTTAATCGCTACCCAGCAGCGTTCCGTAAACTAAACGTAGCGTAATCAACTAATCATGGGGGGGCGGTTGCTCCCGATCGTCCCCCCAGTCGTACGAAAGGACTAGACATGCCAACAATTATTACAGCCAATGAATTAAGAGCTGTGCTTGGCGTGTCTAGTTCTTTATACAGCGATGCGGTTTTAAATGACTGCATAGATGCGGCTGAAATTGTAATCTTGCCAATGCTTACAACTTTTAGTGTGCCGATTCAGTCAGTAGTATTAACAGATAACATTGCAACATTTGATACAACATTGCCACACGAATTTACCGAAGGTTCTAGCGTTGTAATTGCAGGATGCGGTAGCCCATTTAACGGCACACGTACAGTTAATGCCGAACCAACAGAATTTACATTCTCCTGCGACATCACAAACGCAGATGTATTATTTAAGAACATTATTCCCGCAGGTACAGCCACACTTACAAATGCATCTAATTACGTTGGAAACCCAGCAGTAGAGCAAGCAACGTTAGCTGTATCCGTCGAAGTCTTTACATCTCGCAACCAAGCAGGTGGACAGATGGAAGGCGTAGATTTCACAAACGTTTCGCCTTATCGGTTAGGTCGATCACTTTTCAATAGAGTGTCTGGTCTCTTAGGCAGTTACATCGATATCGAAAGTATTGCTCAATAGTGCCAGCATCAACGATTCTAAGTTCCGTTCGTACGCCACTATCTAATGCATTAAGCACAGTAGCGGCTAACGTTTATGCATTTGTGCCAGAGACTCCAAGCGTTCCGTTTTGCGTAAACGTTCCAGATTCTCCATACCTTGAATTAGAGACTATTAATAAATCAACGCTACACACAAAGATTAATCTAGTGATCTCATGCGGCGTTGCCTATAACAATAACGCTGCTTCACTAGATAACTTGGAGCAGTTAATAATGAGCGTTCTAGCGGTTATACCAGTTGGTTACACCATTGGAGCAGTAGAAAAACCAACAGTTACTCAGGTCGGGGCATCAAATGTCTTGGTATCCGATATCAGAGTTTCCACTTACTACACACAAACAAACTAAGGATAAATAATGGCAACCACAGTAATTACAGGTCGCGATGTTTCTCTATCTTTCACAGGTGGAACAGATGTCGAAGCCCAAGCAACAAGCGCAGTTCTAACAAAGAACGTAGTTCGCGAGGTGTACCAGACACTCGATGGCGAAGCTTACAAAGTTACAAATCTTGAAGGTTCTTTTGCTCTTTCCATGCTCGCAGACTGGGGCAAGACTGGATCAGTATGTGAAGCAATCTGGACTGCTCTTGATACAGCTCCAAACTCAGAAGTTTCAGTAACATTAACAGCAGCCACAGGTGCGCAATTTGTGTTCCCTGTATTGCTAGACTATCCAACAGCAGGCGGTGCAGGAACAGATGCACAGACTGTTGATTTCGTTTGGAAAGTAGCACGCGGAGAAGTTGCAGAGACATTCTCATAACATCTAACTAGGGAGCAATAAAATGAAACTACCAATCTTAATAGAGTTTAATTCAGGCGAAAAGGAAACTTATGTTTGCCAGCCACCTGAATGGGCGAAGTGGGAAAAGGCAGTAGGAAAGACGATAGGGCAAGCGCAAGACTCCATAGGAATGTGGGATCTAATGTTCTTGGCTTATCACGCAATGAAGCGTGAAGCAGGCGGAAAGCCTGTTAAGAGTTTGGAAGTCTGGATGGAAAACGTAGCGGAAGTTACTGTTGGAGACACAGATAGCCCAAAAGCCACGAAGTCGGAAGCATAAATAGAATTCTAATATCGCTAGCAATAGCAACAGGAATTCCAATGAGTGAATGGCAGACGGCAGAAGATGTAATAACAGCGTTTGAGATATTAAAAGAGAGGAACGGTAATGGCTGAAACTGGTCTAGATAAAGCCGAACTCTCTAAGGTATTTAAAGCGTTTAAAAACATGAACGAAGAGGCAACGAAAGAAGCTCAGCGCCAGTCTGGCGATATCTCAGATTATGTTCGCTTAAAGGTGATCGACACAGCACGCAGCCTTAATTCTAGGGCTGTGGCTGGTCGCATCGCTGAAGGCTCAAAGGTTAAAAAGTCTTCCAAGATTGGCGAGATTACTTACGGTTTTGCAGCTCAAAAGTTTTCAGGTGGGGCAACCACTAAAACAATTTGGGGCGGTTCAGAATTCGGATCTAATAAATATAAGCAGTTCCCAGTTTGGTCTGGTAGAGAAGGTCGCGGTTCTCGCGGTTGGTTTATTTATCCAACCTTGCGTAAAGAGCAACCATACGTAGTTGCTGAATGGACTAAAGCATTTAATAACATCTTGAAAGAGTGGGGATAATGGCATCAGGTACTAGAGCATTAACCCTTAAACTCATTGCAGATATTGATGCGTTTACTAAGAATCTTGATAAAGGCACAAAAGAAGTCGATACATTCGGCGATAAATTAAGTAAGTTTGGCGGCGTTGCAGCTAAGGCATTTGCAGTAGCCGCAGCCGCAGCAGGAGCCTATGCAATTAAATTAGGCATCGATGGCGTTAAAGCAGCAGTTGAAGATGAAGCAGCACAAGCCAAATTAGCAACCACGCTTAAAAATGCAACTAATGCAACAGATGCTCAAATTGCATCGACAGAAATCC